GCCGGTGAAGGACGAGCACCTGCTCGCCTACATCCGCGGCGTGCTGGACGCGCCGCAGCTCGGCCTTGTCGACGAGGAGGGGCGCTGCGATGCGGCCTGACTACGACGACACCGAGTGGCGCAAGGCCAAGCACGAGCCGTTCGGCCTCGACGAGGCGCCCATCCCCTGGTGGATGGCGCTCATCGGCGGCGGGCTGGTCATGCTCGCCCTCGGCCTCATGATCGCGCTGTGCATCACGGGAGGCTGACGTGCGCCAGTTCAGAACAGAAGCAGAGAGCGAACGCGCCGATGCCGTCGCCAAGCGGCTCGGCACCTACATCCCGTGCGACATCGCCTATGCGATGTGGCCGCTGCCGATCCTGGAGGCGATCGCCGACCGGCTCGACGCCCTGGAGAAGGCGCTCGCCGACCGGGGGAGCTGACGTGCCGCGGCGCCCCTGGGATGACCGAGAAGACGAGCTGTTGAAGCCCTATCTCGACAACCGCACCACGGCGGCCTGCGAGGCCGCCAGGGGCGTTCTGGCGCGCGAGGGATACCCACGCACCGCCCGGAGCGTGGAAGGGCGCCTTGCCCAGCTGAGGCGCCTTGGCGTCGAGAACTGGAACTGGCTCAACGACCCCTTCCTGACCGGAAGGCGGTGCTAGACTCTGCGTGCGGAGGGTGCGCCCCGGTGGGCCTCCGTCGCAGCTTCCAACCCGCCGGGGCATCCACTTGGGAGATCCCAATGACGAAGACCATCCTTGCAGTTGCTCTTGCTCTTGCCTCCGGCTACGTCGTGGCCGCTGGCTTCGGCGCTGGTTCCGCATCCTTCTCGGGTGCTGGTGCCAGTACCTCCATGCTGTCTGGCTCCGGCGCGGCCCTCGCGGGCGTCGCTGGCACCCGCGGCTCCGCGTCGTCCGTCGCTGGTGCGGCTGGCGCTTCGGGCGTCGTCGGTGGCGTCGGTATCGTCGGCCAGGGTCTGGTCGGCGGCATCGGCACCTTCTCAGGCGGCGTCGCTGGCAGCGCGCAGAATGCCGGTTCGGTGTCGGGCGCGCTCGGCATCGCTGGCGCGGGCACCGTGTCCCAGGGCACGTCGCAGGGCACCACCCTGAACGGCGCTGGCTGGGGCGTGAGCCTGCCGTAATGCTATGAGGGGAGGCTGACCTCCCCGGCCACCGGGAGGGGCTTCGGTCCCTCCCACCGAGGTAATCATGGAAAACCAACACCGCAAGATCTCCGGCTACCGCGAGCTGAACGAGGCCGACATCGCCTCGATGAACGCGGTTAAGGAGATGGGCAAGCGGCTGTCAGACCTCATCGAACAGCTTGAGCCCATCCTCGACCCACGGTGGCGGTCCATTGCCACTACGCACCTGCAGCAGGGCTTGATGGCGCTCACCCGCGCCATCGCCAAGCCCGACTTTTTCTGACACTTGGGAGATGACCATGAAGAAGGCTTTCCTGTTCCTGGCCCTCGCGGCTATCACCGGCTCCGCTGCGGCGGGGAACTCAATCGACACGCGCTCGTACTCGGCCGCTGGTGCCGTCTCTAACGCGAGCACCAGCTCCATCGCTGGCGCCGCCTCTGGCTCGGCCACGTCTGGCAACGCCCAGAACCTCAGCGTTACCAGCCCCGGCACCGTGGCCTACTCGGGCGAGTACAAGGTAAAGAACGTCCCGGACGTGACGACCATCATTCCGGGCATGACTGCCCCCTGCATGATCGCGGTCGGCATCGGCGGGGCCGGTGCTGGCTTCGGCTTTGGTGTTGGCGGCGGCATGGAGGACAAGGAATGTACCCGTCGCGAGACGGCGCGCTCCCTGGCGGCGCTCGGCAAGCAGGACGCAGCCGTGCGGCTGTTCTGCGGCAACCCCGAGGTCGCCGCACTGCTGACCGAGTGTGCGGCCCCGGCGCCCGCGCCCACCGGCCCGCAGGTGAGCTACAACCCGACCACGCGGTCGACGAAGGTCGGCGGCGGCGGGTTCGCGCACTGACTGTTTCGAGAGGTGGGTAGGAGTTCGAGGCGCCTTCGGGCGCCTCTTTTTTTGGGAGGTGACAATGATCGAGAGAGCGAAGTGGTGCGGCAAGGGCTGGACCCTGCGCGCCTACACTTGGCGCGGGCGACTCTACGCCGCGCTGTACCGCGGGCACAGCCGCTGCCGATTGGGCGTGCTGGAGTTCGCCAACCGCGAAGAGCTGGACCTGCTGGCGTCGTCGCTCGGCGCCACGCTGGTCCTGCTCACCGGCTCCGACGAGCCGGTCATCCGCGTGCTGGAGACGCAGGTGCCGCACGAGGTGCCGAAGGTGGTCAACAGCACGTCGCAGTACGACGAGCCGCTGCGGGGGCGCTACAACTGGCCGAACGGCGAGATGCCGGAGCCCCAGATCACGGGGAGTGATCGTCATTTCGAGCCGCAGGACGTCGCCTACGGCCCGAACGATCTCAGGGAGGAGTGATCTCGATACGCATGCGGTACGGGTCGTAGCCCATCTCGGCCTCTGGGTTCGGCGCGAGTGCAGCGCCGAGCCCAGACAGGGCGCCAGGAACCAACCGCTCATCCGCTGGCATGCCGCGCAATGCGGCCTCGATCATCTGCTCAAGCCGAGCAGGATCGGTTTCGCCCAGCACCTTCAGCAGCTCGTCCGCAGTCCCCGGCGTCATCTGCCGCGGCATCACGTTACGCGCCACGCTGCCCAGTGCAGCGCGCGTTGCACCGCCGACGTCCCCGCTCATCAGGGCGGGCAATGCAGCGCCGACCCCTTCCTCGATGTTGCCCGCGTCCGCCGCCGCGAGACGTCCCGTGTGCGACCCGCCCGTCAGCATGTAGTCGGTCGTGACCTTCTCGATCTCGTCGTCCATGCGGGCAATGAGGTCCTCGGCCTTCTGCGGGCCGAGCAGGATCTCCAGCTTCTGCCGCATGGCGGAACTCTTCACGATGTTCCGCGCCTTGTTCGCGCCGTCAGGCGACATGGTCAGATCGCGCTGCACCTTGCCGATCGCGCCGAGCACGAGCGCCTGCCGCTCTTGCGACGTCATGTTCACCAGCTCGCGCTGCAGCTCTTCCGGCGTCATGCGCAGGAACAGGTCGCCCGTGTCCACCGCTTCCTCGACGCGCGTCGCCACGGCGAAGTTGCGCCGCGCCTGCGCGTAGTCGGTGCCCATGCGGCCCGATACGCCGGGCTGCATGTCCAGCTCGTCTACTACGCGGCGGCGAAGGTCGCCCAGCAGGCCCGCCCGGTAGTTGTCGCCGGTCCTGGCCGCCGAGTCGGACTGCGAGCGCATCGCCTTCTGCCAGCCGTCCCAGAAGTCGAGCCCGTTCATCGCGTCGTCGAGCGTGAGGTTCGGGTTGCTGTACTCCATCCGCATGCGGTCGAGCGCGTCGTTCGCGGCACGCTGGCCCTCGGGATAGGCGAGCGCCTGCCTCATCGCTGGCGAGACCTGCACGGCTTCACCGCTGACACGCCCGTAGTCTGCGGTCGCCTGCCCGCGCCGCATCTGCGCGAGCCGATCGCGCGCCTGCAGCGGCGACTCGCGCACGCCAGTCACCTGCTCGATCTGCTGGCCGATGCGCCCGGTCGATGCCCGCTGCCGGGACTTCACAAAGTCCTCGATCTCGCCAGGGCTGCGCGTCGCCCTGGCCGCGGACCCCAGCAGGCGCCGGAGCGCCGCGTCGGTGTCCGCCAGGATCGTGTCGGAGCCCATGTCCTCGACCGCGCGCCGCGCCATGAAGGCGATGTCAGACGGCGTGCCCTGATAGCCAGCGTCAGCCAACGCGCGCTCCAGCTTGCTCGCTGCGAGCCGCTGCGCCCGGCCACCCATCCACCGCTCGATGCCGCGCCCGGCAGCGCCCGCCGCCGTGCCGATGGCGGCGCCGGTCAGCGCGCCCTCCAGGCGGCCCCCTTCCTCTGCCGTGCCAGCCCCGATTACAGCCCCTTCCAGCCCGCCTGCGCCCATGAGCTGGCCGAGCCTGCCTACCCCCTTGGCCGCCATGCCGACGCCCCTGGCGACCCCTATGCCGGGCACGAGGCCGCCTGCGACCTGCCCGGCAAAGTCGGCCACCGGGTTTTCCTCCGACCACTTCTGCTGCTGCGCGCGTGCGTGCTGCAGCTCGGTCTGGTAGTCGGTGCCGTGCAGCTTCGACAAGGCCCACGCCTCGGCCTCGTCGCCGAAGCCGAGCCCGAGCCCCTGGCCGAGGACCGAGCGCGCGAGCCCGCCGAGATAGCTCGGGCCGCTCTTCGCTTCCTTGAGCTGCTCGTACTGGCGGCGCAGCTTCGCCTGCGCGACCTTGTCGCCCTTCGCCTTGGCGACCTTCATCGCCTGCACGAGCTGGCCCAGCGTCTCTTCGTATGCGCTCACCGGAAGACCTCCTCGGCCTCAGCTTCGAGCTGCTGCGTTGCGGGCGTAATCGGCGGCGGCGCACCCACCGGCCCAGGCGCCGTGCTCCACGTCGGCCAAGCGATCGGCCGCCCGGTCCAGACCTCGGGGTCGATACGGAACCGCCGGGCCTGCGCGCTGACGTCGCCCACGAGCGCGTCGCTGTTCTTCTGGTACAGCTTCATCAGCTCGCGCATCGTCGCCTCGACGTCCTGGCGCGTCTTGTCGCCGATGAGGCCGCCCTCACCGATCTTGTTGAGCGTCGTCTGCAGCCGGTCGAACAGCGGCATCGCGCTCGACATGAGCGCCACCTCGCCCTCGCGCACAACCGACGTCGGGTCGAGGAACTTCACCAGGGAATAGACCGAGGCGACGTCGCGGAACGGTCCCTGCTTGCCGATGAGCGACTGAATGCTCTCGGCTGCCTGCGCTGCGGCGCGGTAGGGCTCGATCTGCTTCGTGTACCGCTCGGCCTGCGTGAGCTGCTGCTCGGGCTTGAGCGTGCGCACGAGGTGTCCGGGGTCGCCAGTCGCCGCCGCCATCCGCACCGATTCGGCGTCGAAGTCGCCGAGGTCGAACTCCTTCGCGAGGTCCTGATAGTAGGGGAGCTGCGAAAGCGGCAGCTTCGCCATCGTCTGGTCGCCAGCGGCCCCGCCCATCGCGCCGGGCTGCACATACTGCTGCGTCGTCGTGTCGAAGATGCGCCCGCCGACTTCCATGTAGCGGTCCTTGCCCTGCGGCGACGTCTGCTTGCGCATCGCGAGGACCTGCTGCAGCACGTTGCCGTAGCTCGACGGGTCGGCGAGCACGACCGACCGGAACGGCTCGGGAAGGCTGGCCGCGACCTTCTTCATCTCTTCCTTCGCCGCCTTCTTCTCCTTCGCGGCTTCCATCTCCATCTCGAACTTCTGCCGCTGCTGGTGCGCGAGCATGCCCTGCTGCATGCCGGTCGCCGCCGACCTGAGCCAGTTCCCGCCATAGCCCGGCGCCGCCAGGATTCCGAGACCGATCTGCGTGAGCGGGTCGCCCATGAACTGATCCATGAAGCCCGGCGCCTGAGCCGCTGGCGCGGCCGTAGCGGCGTCCTGGGGGAGGGATGGCATGGCGGGGCCACCCATGAGCGGCTGCGGCCCCAGGGACGGCATCTGGCCGCCTCCGAAGGGGCCGGGGATCGTGGTGTCTGGCATCTGCGTGTAGTCCATGTCTCGTCCCGTCCGCGCGTCGGCCGCGCCCTTGATGCCGTAGAAGTTGCCGCCCGGCGCCGAGCGCCCCCAGGCGCTCTCCAGGGCGGCCTGCCGGGAGCCCAGCTCGGCGAGGTGGGGCGGCACGCCGATCGCCGCCAGCTCCCGCTTGCGCTGGTCGATGAAGTTCTGCTGCTCGTCGTTGCGCGCTTCCATCTTCAGCAGCTTCTGCGCGTAGGCCGGGTCCGTCGCATACCCGGCACCGGCCACTGCCCGCGCGGCGTCCTCGAAGCCAGTCGACGCCCGCACCGGGGCGTACCGCTTCGCCTGCATGAGGTTCCACCAGTCGCGCGAGCTTTCCGCGGGCGAGCCGTACTCGCGGAACGGCGCAACCTCCCGGACCAACTGGCCGTTGCGGTACTCGTTCGTCTGGTAGGCGGCCATATCAGAAGCGGGTCTGGGTTCCCGGTACGACGCCCTCCATCCAGGGCGACTGGCTGAAGTTGCCGCGGTTCGCGAGGTTCCAGGCGTCCTGCTCGGCGTTGGCGCCGTCCATCAGGCCGCGCTGCTGCAGCATCTGCAGCCGCCCCGCCTTGCCCCTGAGCGGCGTCTGCCGCCCCTGCGGGGCCTGCTGTGCCTGCGCCTGTACCTGCGGCTGCGCCACGTTGCCCTGGCCCATCTGCGCCGCGTAGGCCGCCGGATCCTGCTGCTGCATCATCGCCGCGCCGACGTTGGGCGCCTGCTGGCCCCACCAGGGAGCGGCCCAGTCGCCCTGCATCCACGATGGCGCCTGCGTGCCGATGCCGGTCGCCGCGGTGCCCATCTGCTGCGGGTTCTGCGGCAGGTTGATCCCCATCCCGCCATAGCCGCTCGTCTGCAACTGGACAGGCGACGGCTTCGCCATCGCCATCGCCTGCTGCTGGGCAGCAAGCTGCTCCTGCATGCTCGGCCCCTTCTTCCCGCCCTTTCCGCCACCAGCCATCGTCGTGCCCCCTTAGCTGTTCCACCACTTCGCGACATTCTTCCCGAAGCTGCCGCCGAGCGCGGCACCACCGAGAATGCCCTGCATCGGGCTCTGATAGTTCGGGTTCATCTGCGCCTGCACGCCAGCCGACGAGCCCTGCTGCATGCCGATCGGCGCCAGCGCCTGCTGCCAGCCCTGGACCGCCTGCATGCGCTGGTAGGGCTCCTGGAACATGAAGTTGAAGCGGTTCATCTGGTCCTGCAGCGCCGCCTGCTGGTAGCCCTCGACCGTCTGGCCGGGCTGCATCAGGTTGCCCAGCATGCCGCCGGTCGCGCCGAGCGCGCTCTGCTGCGCCCCGAGCCCCTGGCTGTACGCCTGCATCTGCGTCTGCGCGTTCTGCGCGAGCAGGTTCTTCTGCGCCTCGGCGGCTGCCGTGCCCTGCGCGAGCCCGAGACGATCGGAGCCGAGCGCGTTCACCGCCTGCGCGCCCTGCTGGAGCTGCGGCAGCGCCTGCTTGTTCAGCCAGTCGCTCGACTGCTGCGCGTTCTGCTGCATCATCGACTGAACATAGGGGTTCTTTGCCACGTCAGCCGCGTTGCTCAAGAAGCCATAGTTGCCGACGGCCTGCCCGAGCAGATTCTTCTGCTGCTCGACGCCCTGCTGCGTCAGCCCGCTCGGGCCGACGTAGGTCTGCCCAGGGAAGTAGGGCGTCGGCGTCTGCATGAGCTGGTTGGCGTTGCCCGCCATCCAGCCGTACAGCGGCAGCGCCGCCGCATTCGGCGTGAGCTGCGAGTAGCTGACGTTCGACTGCGGCAGCGACATCGTCTGTCCACCGCTGCTCTTCGATCCCTTGCCACCCAGGGCGCCGCCCAGGACCGTTGCACCCGCTGCAATCCACGGCATCTCAAAGACCTCCGGTTCTGGTGATAGCCGCCCGCACGCGGGCCAGCTCCGCAGCACTGGGCTGCACATTCATTCTAGCCAGTTGCGCATGCCGCTCGCGATTAAACTGGATCGTAGGCAGCAAGTAATCCTGCACCCGCTCCGCAACGTCTGGATCGAGCAGCTGCTGCAGGGTCACGCACTGGCCGCCAGCGACCGCCGCATCGAACCGCTCGAACACCTCTGCCGGGAGCGGCGGGATGCCGACGCGCTGCAGCGACCGCTGCACCTCTTCCGGGTCGCGCAGCAGGAACAGCGTCGGCACGTCTGTCCGCCAGTCGTCGCGCAGCCACAGCCCAGTGCAGCTGATGCCCGCGTTGAGCCGGTCACGCGCCCAAGCCTCGACTTCGCATGGCCCGGCCCACTCGCAGGGGTCGTGCCAGCAGATCGACTCGTTAGTCGTCAGCCAGTTCGCCGCCCAGGTCGTTCCAGAGCGCGGCAGGCCGAAGACCCGGAAGCTCAACACAGCGGCACCTCCCAGAGGTAGCGCCGCTTCGCCGCCAGCTTGCGCGCCCAGCCGTCGCGCCCCGTCCCCATGATGGACGCGCAGCCGATGCCCTTGGCGAAGTCCTGGAGCTGGGGCCAGATGTAGCCCATCCACAGGTCTTCGGAGTGATCGTCAGCGCCGAACAGATGGACCTGCAGCGCCCGCTTGCGCGGGTAGTTCGCCACCTCGACGCACAGCGCGCCGAACACCTTGTCATCAACCCCCAGGCAGAGGATGACGCCGACCTGCCCAGCGCAATACTGCTCGGCCACGTCGTCTGCGTTCCACTCGTCGGTATGCTCCAGGGCGCGCTCCAGGTAGGGGCGAGCCAGCAGCCAGCCGCGCAGGTCGTTGGCTGGCAACGGCAGGATGCGCGCCGCCGGGACCTGCTGCTCTTCGAGGACCGCGCTCACAGCTTCACCCACGCGGTGCCGTTGTAGACGTACACGCCCTTGCCGCCGCCGGGATTCCAGGCGGTGCCGTCGGCATAGCGCAGCATGCCCTCGGCCGGGCGCTCAGGCGCCACCGTCGTCACAGGCATGTCCCACAGCGACGCGAGCCCGAGCTTGAGGTTCGCGAACTCGCGCCGCAGCCAGTCAAGCAGCGTCACGTCGAGCTGCAGCGGCAGCGGACTCGGGATGTACTCGAACCGCTTCACCGCTCACCCGCCCGCTGCCAGTCCAGCGTCAGAGAGCCGAGCGCCCATCGCCCGTCGGCCTGCGAGCGCACCCGCACGGCGATGTAGCGGCCGGTGAGGCGCGGCGTGATCGACTGTGTAACGCCCGGCGTCACGGCGATCGGCGCGTCCCAGATCGGCGCGTCGTTGGCCGCCATCTGCGAACCGATGCTGATCTCGATCGGCGCGTCGCCGCGGACCTCGGGCCAGACCTCGGTCACCATCGCCAGCCCGTCGGCGCCCTCGATCGGGATCGCGACGCGCTCGGCGATGCAGGTCTTCGGCTGTCCGTCGGAGTCGGTGTTCGCGATCGCGACGAGCGCGACCCACCACGCAGTATCGGTGTCGTTGCTCTCGTACAGCAGCACGTCGGTGACCGACGGCTGATAGACGCCCTTGTTCCACGAGCCGTCACGCTGCTCGTCCCAGGAACGTCCGGGAATCCAGAACGGCGTCGGCTGCACCAGCGGCGCCACGGCGCCAAGTTCGTCCCAGGTCGGCAGGCCGGACACCACGGTCGCCAGAACCGCGTCCATGCCGTAGCCGAACGACAGGCGGCGATGACCCCAGGTGTCCTCCTCGAAGTTCCAGACGAGCGCCGACGAGAGCTGGCGGAAACCCGCCTCGACCCCCTGGATGAAGAGCTGCGAGCTGTCCTCGTGGACGAAGACCTGCGAGAAGTCCCACAGCTCTTCCGAGATCGAGCCGTAGAGTCCCTGGCGCACGCGCATGTCCACCAGTGAGCGCGAGTTGGTGCCGTCGAAGAAGAGCAGGTCAGACGTGGTGAAGATCACCAGCCCGCCGCGCAGGGGCGCGAAGCCGCGCTGCAAGCGCGTGCCGATGTTCTTCAGCCGCGAGAGCTGCATGATGAACTCGCCGCCGATCCAGCGCATCTCGTAGACCGCGTCTTCCTTCACGATCCACAGCGCATCACGCACTAGCGCACCGCCGACGATCGGCCCTTGCGTCTCGCCGATCAGGTCAGAGCCCGCGTCGTTCGTTGCGGCCGCCACCCACAGCGTCGGCAGCGAGCCCTCGGCCGCGCTGTTCGACCACCGGACCTTGTGCGGATACTCGACGTTCGTCTCGGTCATGTTCAGCGCGACGAGGTAGTAGCGGAACGCCACCATCTCGCGGCACCGCCAGTTGGTATCCCAGCCTGGCAGGACGACGAGCTTGTCGGCCGTGTCGCCGCTCCAGTAGAAGGGGCCGTCGCTGCGCGAGTTGACGACGAGCACGCCGTTCAGATTGGTGAACGAGACGAACCCGCTCTGCCAGTCGGTCGTCGGCGTCAGGTCGAAGCGCACGCCCTGCATGTTGTAGGCGTGGACCTTCGCGCCGTCCGACACCACGATGAACTGCACGCCCGTCGGGCCGACGAAGCCGGTGTGGTAGAGCGGCTTGATCTGCAGGTTGAAGAGCTTGCGCTCACCGGGCGCGGAGCGCAGCGCGCCGTCCTGCGTCACGCAGTTGAACAGCCGCGTCCATGCCTGCGGCGGCAGGTCGTAGGGGCTCACGTCGGTGTTCAGCCCGATCTTCCCCAGGTTGTCGATGCGCTGCCTCGGCATGTCAGCCCTCGATCATCTTGACCTGCGGCGCCTGGAGCAGCGCCCGCAGTGTGGCGTCGTTGCCGCGCACCATCTCGTTGCGGAACGACTCAACGGCCGCGCCCGTGCTGCGCTGCTGCGCCGAATTCTCGATCAGCAGCATCGGCAGGAACTCGACCGCGCAGCCGAACTTGTCGATCTCCTGGCCCGTCTGCGGGTTGAGCCCGCGGACGTGCGTCCAGAAGCGGCACGATGCCCCGGCGCACTCGGCGCGGAGCAGCGGGCACAGGTTGGTGCGCGGCATGAACATCAGGTCGTCGCGTCCTTGACGTAGGGGATCAGCTTCAGCCAGACGCCGCCGGGGCACTGGTCGCCGCCGTCCAGGTTGAGCGTGCCGCCCATCGCCTCGCAGACCGCGGGCTTGCTGCCGGGGTTGGCGAGCATGTAGAGCTGCGTCGGCGGGCCGAGCACCATCGCCGTGATCATGTTCGCGACGTTGAGGAAGATGTTCAGCTTCACCTCGGGCGGGAGCTGCGGAGCAGCGGTCGCCGTGACGGTGACGAGGGAAAGAGCGACTGCAAGGATAGTCTTCTTCATGGTTAGAACTCCGCGGTGTAGCGAATGATGAAGTCGTAGTGAACAGTTGCTTCGCCAGCCACGAGCCCGGCTGCGGTGATGGTATAGCGCACAGTGTCTACAGACGACGCGAGGTTAGCGATGCTGGTCACAGGCAGCGCCGCACCAGTGTTCGATATTGCGCTTCCGCTCACCGTCGGCGACGCCCATGCAGGCGGCACGCGCATCCGTACTGGCAGCGTGGCAGTAATCACGGCATTCGACGCGCCGCCGAAAGCCATGCCCGACAAGCCCGCGCCCTGCATGCTGTGGTAGTACCGCTGGCACAGCGCCAGCTCTTCGGCGATCGGGCGGCGCTCGAAGTCGGTGAGCGTGACGCCGTCCTCCAGCTTGAAGCCGTAGAGGTTGACGTTGCCGCCATAGCCACCCGCCGGGGCGGTGAACTCCATTCCGATGTTGAGGCTCGTCGTCTCTGGCGAGGTGCTGATCGTGCCACTCAGCGTCGGCAGGGTGATCGCCGCGTAGTAGCGGAAATGCGTCGTGCCGGGGACTGCGACCTCGGTCAGCTGGTAGGTCGCATCAGCCGGGGCGCCGGAGCCGCCAGTGCCGAAGTTGTAGCGCACGAACGCCTTCGCGCCGTTCGCGATCGAGCGGTTCGCGTAGAACGACAGAACAACCTTGCGACCGTCGAACCGGCGCACGTCCTCGATCGGCTGGAGCATCGAGAAATATTGCCCGGCTGGCGGGCTCGGCACCTGCAGCGCGTCCACCAACCCAGTCGCGGCAATCGACGCGCCACCGGCGCCTATGAAGGTCCTGACCACCGTCGCGGCGATGCTGCTGAAGCACGCCCAGCGGTCGGCGGTGTACTGCGAGACGCCGGGCAACAGCGCGAACGACACGCCGCGCTGCCAGAAGCCCATGTCGCCGTTGATGAAGTGATTGCCGCGTGGCGTCGGCGCCTGCGAGCTGCTCACGGCCCATGCGAGGTTCTTGCGGACGTACTCGTTGCCGTCGTTCGGCGCCTCGCCGACCTTGCCAGCGATCGCCGTGTCCTGGCTAGTGTTCTTCGTTTCGATGTTGGTGAGGCGCGTCTCAAGGCCGGTGATCGCCGCCTGCGGGTGCGCGTCAGTCGCGTTGCGCCCGGTGAGCGTGTTATGCACGGTGATGACATCGGGAACGACGGTCCATGCCGCGTTCTTGCGCCCGTACAGGCTCCCATCGCTAGGGGCGTCGCTGATCTTCGTTGCGATCAGCGCATCCTGCCCGTCGTCGCGCGCGTCCTGCACCGCGAGGTTGTTGTTGAACAGCGTGTCCTGCTGCGCGTTCTTCGTCTCGATGTTGGTGAGGCGCGTCTCCAGGCCAGTGATCGCCGACTGCGGATGCGCATCGGCCGCATCGCGCCCGCCCAGCTCGTTGTGCAGCAGCGCCGCGCTCGCCGTCAGCCATGCGAGGTTCTTGCGGACGTAGGGGCTGCCGTCGTTCGGCGCCTCTTCGATCGCGCCGATGTTGGTGCGCGCCTCGTTCGGCGTCTTCGGCTCGCCGAGCGCGTCCCATACTGCGTCGGCAACCGGGTTCAGGAACGCCGAGCAGATCTTGGTCTGGAAGTCTACGAAGACGGGCTTGGTGCTCACGCGAAGCCTCCGCTGAAGCCACTACTATAGGCGCGCTCGACGACGACTGGGGGCTGGTCCGGCTCGTCTGGGACCTGCGGCGGCCAGACCGGCCCGCCCTCGCCGCAGACGTAAGCGTTGCCGCCGAAGTCTACCCAGTCCGCCAGCGGCTCAGGCAGGCACGCGACCGCGAGGCACGCAACCGCGACGCACGCGATCGAGTCGGAGTAGGCGCCTGGGGTCCAGCGGTTCGTCGACTGGCAGCCGTCCGTCTCCCAGCCGGGCGCTCCTGGGCTCTGCGGCTGCCAGCACTCAGCCATCGGCCAGTGCCACGAGCGGCACAGTGGAAATGTTCTGGTTCCAGCCCTGGGCCTGCACGCCGTCCAGGCGGCGCAGGAACTCTCCCTGCCACAGCGCCAGCCGCTGGTCGTCCTTGAGGTACACCGCGGCCTCTTTCAGGGCGCCGTAGAGGTACAGGTCCGGGTAGTAGGCGCTGATCCAGTTCGAGTCTAGGTCCGCCTCCAGCGGGCGCAGGAAGGCGACGTAGTTCAGCGTGAACTCGGTGTCCACCTGCGGCGCCGGGAACAGCTCGACGCAGTCGCCCCACTGGATGAACCCGCCTTCCGCCTCGGCTTGCGCACGCGACGCCGGGGACCACTGCCGCAAGCGCCCGGCCGGGGCGCGCAGCTCGATCATCTGCGCGATGTCCACCGGGAGCGGCAGGATCGCAGTGCCCGCGGGCTGCGTGTAGTTGGTCCGGCGGATGTTGCGCGGATGCTCGCGTAGCTCGCGGTTCAGCTCGCCCTCGACCGACGCGATCATGGACGCGACCGAGGTAGACGACAGGTTCGGCCGGTTGAGGTACTCCTTCACCTGCTCGACGATCTGCTGCCTGTTCACAGCGCGCTCCTCTCGCAGACGATCACGTCGAGATAGCGTGGCACCCAGTTGGCCGCGCTGCTGTTCACGTCGGTCGCGTGAGACGGAATGGTGTGCGTATGGGCCGCGCCGTCGGCCGGGATGACGTGGTTGTGGCTCCCTGCCAAGCTCGTGAGGCCGGTGCGCTGGGCCACTGGCGGCGTCGTCGGGTTGTTGCCGAACGGGAAGTTCGAGGCGGCGTAGTTCTCGACGTAGGTGTGCTGATGGTCGCCGTTGTAGGTCGTCGTCCCGCCATGCGAGTGATTAGCGGAGCCGTTCCCGCTGGTCACGGCCTGGATCTGGTGCTGATGGCTCGGGACTTTGTTGTTCAGCACCGGGTCGTCCGTGCCGCCGTTGCCGCCACCAGCCGACGCGCTCGCGACCACGCGCAGCATCGAGGTGTCGGTGATGCCAGCCACGCGCGCCCAGCCGGACGGTGCCGCCGCCTGGAAGAAGACCATGCGCGAGCCGACGGGGATCGAGCCCTGATTCATCTGCGCGCCCGTCAACGTGACAGGCGTGTTCCCGATGTTCGGGAACTGGTTCTTGATGACGTTCTTGATGCCGCGGATGTGGTCATCGCCCGCGTCCGGGAAGTCG